GGAAGGCTTCGCCGGGATCAGTCATGGCCCTAACTCGACGGGGCCGGCTTGGGCGCGATCTCCCGAATGGCGGTGACCGCGATCCGGTTGATGCGGGTGTTGGCGCGCTTCTTGGCCACCCGCTTCGACGGGTGCCAGAACGGCCGGGCCGCCACGTGCGAGCCGTCGCGCGCCCGGTGCCCTAGCTCGATCTTGGCCGGGTATTCAAACGGGCCGCCCTTCTCGTCGCCGATGGTCACGTAGACACCGATGGGCCCGGTGTCCTCCTGGCGCAGCGTGTCCACCAAGTGGCCGCCGCCGGGGTCGGCGTCTTGGGGGCATGACTGGCGCACCAGGGCCATGAATTCGTCGGCGCTGATGTGGTTGGCCGTGGCCATCCTTTGCTTCATGCGCGGGGTGAGTTGGTTCAGGAGCTTGTCGCGTAGCTGTTCGCCGCCGATGACCTTGGCGTAGATCGGGGTGTCGGTCATGTGGCCGCCTCGACTTCCCGGGCCCGCACCGCGAGCAGGGTCAGGGTGGCGGCAAGCTCGTCCACGGCCACGGCCGTGATCTCGAACGGCCAGTTAAGCCACACCAGCCGCCAGTCGGTGTCCACCTGCGCGGAGAACCGGTCCAGGCGCACGGTCACCTCCACCGGTTGGGTGCCGGCTAGGCGTTGCTCAAGAACCTGCTCGCCCCGGGTCCTGGCCACCACCCGGGCCGGGGTGGCGAACACGTCTTGCCAGGGCCCTAGCCGGTCGCCGTTCACGTCGAGGGCGTGCTGTTGAAGGATCACGCTCTCGCGCAGCGTGCCGGCTAGGCCCGGCTGGCGCTTCTGCATCATGGGCGGGCTCCGTAGGTCGGGGCGGGGTGGGCACCTGCACCGCGTCACCGCTGGCGATCAGGGCCTCGCCCCAAGCGCGCTTGACCGAGCACACCAGCCCGGCCGTGTAGTGGATGCACACCCGGTGATGGGCGTGCGGGTGGAACCACCGCTCCCGGGTGACGCGCACCCACATGGTCACGCCAGGGCGGGGTCGCGCAGCCGTTCCAAGATGCCGGTGATCTGCGGCGACAGGAGCGCGTCTTCGGGCGTGCGGCCGTCATAGAGCGAGGTGAGCACAATCAGGATGGCGGCCTTGACCAGCACCGGCACGTTGTTCGGCGTCCAGGCCGGCGGTGGCACCGGCGGCACCGATGGCGCGGGCGGCTGGTCCCACCCGGCCCCGGGCGGGAAGAAGGGCGGCGGCACCGCGTCGGTCCAGTCCTCTTGCGCAACGACCGGCGGCGCGGCCGTGGCTGCCCGCTTGACCGGGGTGGCCACCAACGGCCCTTCGATGAACGGGCGCTTGAGGTAGTCCACGATGATCGCGCTGGCCTGCTCGGCCTTGAAATTTACGTCGTCCAGTTGGTCGGTGGTCATGGCGGCTTCGTTGAGCCGTAGCTGCCGCACCGCCTCGGCTTGTGACACCAGGGAAGCCATCAGCCCGCCACCTTGATCTGCGGCCCGGCGAAGTCCTTGCCGTCGCGGCCGCGCTTCACCGCCAGTGTCCAGGCCGCCTCGGCCTCGCCCGGGCGCGCGGCGGTGGGCCGGTTGCACACCCACGCCGAGCCGCCGAAGGTCACCACGTCGCCGGGCAGGTAGGCCCCGCCGGTGTCGAACACGCCCCGGTAGACCATGGCCGGCAGGCACACCTCGAAGCGGCGCACCATGTCCGCCCGTGTAAACGCCAGCACCAGGGTGCGGCCGTCCTCGTGCAGCGCCACGTCCATGTCGTCGAAGCCAAGGCCCGGCGCACCGGGCGCTCCATCCTCGCCGTCCCGGCCCGGTGCGCCGTCCTTGCCGTCAGTCCCGTCGCGGCCCACCACCTGCCCAACGTCCAGGGTGGAGCCGTTGCTGTAGGCCAGCATTAGCTTGCCCTGCCGGTCCACAACGGCGCTGCGCACCACAAGGCCCTCAAGGGCGTCTAGGCGGCCCACCAGCGGCTCCAACGCCACCTCGGCACCACCAGCACCCGGCGCACCGTCCTGGCCGTCTGCGCCCCGTTCACCGGGCTCGCCAGCCGGGCCAGGAGCGCCCACCTCGCCAGCCGGCCCGGGGTCACCCACCGGGCCTTGCGCGCCGGGCTCGCCGGGGTCGCCAGTTGGGCCGGGCTCACCAGGGGCACCCGCAGGGCCGGGCTCGCCGGCCGGGCCAGGGGCACCGTCGCGGCCCACCACCAGCCCGAGGCTGCGGGTGCTGCCGTCGCCGAAGGTGAGCACCAGCGCGCCGTCGCGGTCGATCAGCGCCGAGCGCACGGCCGTGGCGTCGATGCGCGCCAGCATATCCCGCTGGAACTGCGCCAGCATGGGCTGCACCAGCCCGGCCAATTCGTTGCCGATCTGCGCGGCCATGGCGTCAAGGTCAGGCATGTTCTAGGGCCCTCTGGAAGCTGGCCACGATCAGGCCGCCGAGCCGCTTGGCCGTTTCGTCGTCAGGGATGGTGTTGGGCGACGCCCCGCTGCCAGCGTCACCCGGCTCCACCGTGTCGGGCTCGCCCGGCGCAGGGGCCCCGATGGCCGCCGGTGCCGGCGCAACCGCGTCCCGCTCGGCCAGGGCTTCCAGCGAATAGTATTGTTGCTGACTGAGCGGACTTTCGCCGCCCGGCACCGGCGCAAGTTCCAACCGCGCCCGGGCCTCGTTGGGGGCCACGATTGACGCGCCCACCCCGTCCTTGAGCACCGTCATCAGGGTGGTGCTGTCCATGCGGAGCAGGTTGTCGATGTCGAACTCGGTGCCCAAGCCCACCGGGCATTCCAGGCCTTCGTCAAGGCACAGCTCGGCCGCCTCAATAAGCACCTGTAGACATTGGCTGTAATACTCGACGTTAAGCGCCTGCACCGTGTAGCTGCGGGGCAGGTCGCCAAGGCCCACCTTGTAGGGCGGCACGTGGAACACTGAGCACACCACCGAGGCGGTCCACTTCAACTGTTCGATGAGTTGGCTTTCCAGGGCGGTGAGCGCGAGGCGTTCGTATTTCAGCCCGTCGCCTAGCACGGCCACCCGGCCGGCGTTCTCGCCCGTGAAGTTGGTTTCCCATGAGTTCTTGAGGCGGCTGGCGGTGGCGTCACTGATGGCCCCGGGCGCGGTCAGGATGCCGCTCGGCTGCGAGGCGTTCTTGAAGAACTTGGCCGACCCCTGCTGGATGGCCATGCCCTGCGTCGCGCTGGTGGCGGCGGCCCAAATGGGCGAGGTGCCGACCAGCGGGTGGTAGATGCAATTCATCCGGTCGTGGATCATCTCGCGGGCCGGCACCACCACGCCCGACCCGATCTGGTTCAGCCGGCTGTAGGCCAGTTCGTAGAACACCGAGCCGTCCTCGGCGATCAGCACCCGGGTGCGGTCGGGGTCCACCACGTGCAGGCCGATGACCACGTTGCGAGCGTCCCGCTCCTTGAGCACGTAGGCGTTGCCCCGGGTCAGCTTCGACAGCATCCAGCATTCCCAAAACTGGATGCGGTTTTGATAGCTGTTCGGCTTGCGGAGCACGGGGCTGTAGGCCGCGCTGGTCGTCTCGCTCCAAATGTCATCGTCGTCCTGCGCCACCAGCTTCACGCGCAGCTTGGCGATGTCGCCAGCGATCAGGGTCAGGCAGGCGTAGACGGCGAAGTAGCTGAGCACCGTTTCGCGGTCCAAGACCACGTTCTGCTGCCACGCCCCGGTGAAGCTCTCGAAAACCCGCATCCACCCGCCGCTCGGCACGGGCTCGTTGCCGCCGCCGGTGGTGGGCACCTTGGCGGTTGGGGCGCGCTGGAACAGCGCCGGCAGGCGCACCTAGTCGGCCTTTCCCTTGGGGGCCGGCTTGGGCGTGGAAGGGCCAGCCACAGGGGCGGCCGTGGGGGCCTCCTTGGCTGCGGCGGGTAGGGTAGTCGCCGCCGGGGCCTTGTCGGCCGCCTGCGGGCCGCCCTGCGGCTTGGGCGCGGCCTTTGCCGGCGGACGTAGCAGATGCGCGACCTTGCGGTAGCGCGGGTCGGCTTCCAGGGCGTCGATCAACTGGTGATCGCGCGCCGTCAGGTGGCGGGTGCTGTAGGTCTGGCCGGTCATGGCGTCCTCGCATTGAAAAGGAGGCCCGGCAGGGGTCACCTGCCGGGCCGAGGTTACGGGATCGCTTACGGGCCGGGGTCGCCCCAATGCACGTTCGAGAGCACCACCACCGCTTCGGGCCGGCGCTTTTGCCAGTTGATGATCCGCTCGGCCTTGAGGCCGACGCAGTTCTCTTGCCACAGCGACACGATGGTGCCGGCCGCGCCGCCGGTGCCGGTGTTGGCGTCACCCACCGGGTTGTCCAGCATTTCGACCGACGCCTCACGGCTCATATCCACCGCGAAGCCGCCTTCGTCGCCAAGGTAGACCTCCTTGGCGTTGATGAGCACCACGATGGCCCCGGGCACGTAGTCGGAG